TTGGCCTCGCAGCCTTCGGCCACATTCATGCCGGGAATGCGCACGACTTCCTCGCCGGTCATCATATTCATGCGGTACTCAACACCCAAGAAACGCGACAAGGCGGCAAAGTTCTCCAAGGTGTTCAGCGGCTTGGGCGTTTTGCCGCCTGACATATGCGGCCACACCAGCGCACCATCATCGTCCACGCTGTCCACAATGTGCTGCGCCGTTTGCTGCGCCACCTGCACAGCCGCCATCGGTGCCCAGCCCAGCTTCTTGGCCATCCAGATCAGCGAGCCAGCGCCAAGGACTGTTGGCCTAGCTTTTTGCCACTCACGGTCAGCAAAGGCTTGGTCATGCTTGATGGACTTGGCCGACCAGCGCATGAAGGCGCTGCGGCCTTCTTCTTTCAGTGCGCCCTTGGTGGCGTACAGCACGCGCAGCCAATCATCGAATGGCAGGTTCGGGTTTGGCATTGCGCCAACAGCCGACAGCGCCATGATCGGGTCATCGGCTTCTTGGCGCTCATTGGGTATGCGATCAGCCAGCGTGCCGCCCGAATCTGAGGTGATGGACCTGCGCTCCACAAGCTGCCCGTGCAGCGACAGCAGCACCTCACACCGGGCCACGATTTCCTTGGCTTGGTCCTCATCCAGCGTCACCAGCTTGGACCTTGCCATGGCCATAGGCTCGCCACCACCATTCCAGTGGTAGGGCTTGCCGGTGTCGGGGTGGATGGCATAAGCCACGAACTGCTGACCACTGGCCAAGATTTCCACTTTGGAGCCTTTGACCTTGCCATTGGCATCGGCTTTGTCGGTCTTGAGGACATAGGCAGCAGTGCTGACCTTGGCAAATTCTTCCTCAGTGCGAAACAGCAGCAGTTCCCGTGGAGCGTTGCCGATGCGCCGTGGTGGCGGCATCTCATGGCAACCAGCGACATCAAAGACGATGGCGCGGATGGCTTGGACTAGTTCCTCATCAGACACATCAATGTCCACACCGGGGTTGAACCGGGTGAGCAAGCCTGTGTAGTTGGTTTCGTATTGCTGGCTGTGGGCTTCCCACCCACCAGCCTGCCATTTGTCCACAGCAGGGCGCTTTTCGCCTCGAATGATGGGGACCGGCTCGTAGCCAAGATCGGCCAAGTTTTGGGCGATAAATCCAAATGTCTTCTTAGCCATGGGTGTTACCTCTGGCTTGGCCTGCTGATAAAATGCTCATGTCTTCTTTCTCCTGTTGAGGGCTTGGCCCCTGCGTGATTCGCGTCATGCAGGGGCTTTCTTTTTGCTGGGTAAGGGCTGAATTCTAGACCTGTGGTTTTTTGGCTTTGTCTTTGGCCAGAGATGGCGCGGCATGGGTTATGCCGATCAGGTCTTCAGACACTTCAATCTTCAGGTCAGCAATGGCTGCTGGACTTCTGAGGGTGAAGGCTTGGGGATGGTCTTTCAAAGCAGCAGCGGCCAACTCCTCAGACTTCCAAAAACGGGTCTTGCGGCCTGGCTTGAGATTCCATCCAGTAATGGTTGCACCGTTTGTGAGTTGCTGCTTTGCGGCTGTCAATACTGCATCGGCCCATGTTTCTGCCAGCTTGGCCAAATCAATCATTTCGGGCGTGATGGTGGTGTCTGGGGCAAAGTCCTTGCGTGCGTTGTCCTGGACCTTTTGGCGCATGGATGGGCAAATGGGTTTTGCCTTGCAGTATTTGCAAGCGTCAGGGCTGGGGTTAGTGGGGGCGTTGGGGGACAGTGCAAGACGCGCTGAATTGATGAGGTCGTGCCCGTGGTTGATCAGGTCGATACCGTTGACGGTCCACTTGGAGTGGCCAGCGCGGGGCTGGAAAATGTGCATCGTGCAGATGATGTCGGCAGGCGCGTTCAGTTGACGCATAGCGCCAAGGGCATACGTCATGAGTTGCTTGTTGTTCTCAGCCTCGACCAGCACACGACCAGTTTTGAGGTCTGCCACATGAAGGTGGTTGCCATCAACCAGGATGGCATCAGCCGTGCCGCCAAGGGCTGGGTGCAGGGACTTCAAGCCTGCATCCAAGTTGACCTCGATCAGTTTCTTGCGCGGGTTGGGGACCAGGTTGTTGATGAAGTCGGCGTATTCCTGGGCCATGGCCAGATGCTCGGGGTTGACATCAGGGTCATCAATCTCGTGGCCGTTCAGGATTTTTTCTGACAGTTCATGGATGGCTGTGCCGATGGCGGCTGCCTCGCCTGCTGGCTCATAGGGCATGAGGGCTTCCAGCCGGACAGAGCCGGGGCAGGTCATGAATCGTTCTGTGCGTGATGCTGACAGACGGGCGTGTTGGCGTTCAACGTGTTGCATGGTGGCTCCTTAGATGATTTGGTTAACGACATTCAACTTCTTCAGCACCTTGGCCAGCACCGTGTGATCAAGGGATGCCCTGATGGTCAGGATGTAGATCACAGGGGCAATGCCGTTCTTGGTGATGTTCTCGACTCGGCTGGATGCCTGCTCCAGCGCACTGGTGGACCATGTGCATTCGACAAACACGATGGTGTCGGCTGCACTCAGGTCCACGCCCTCGCTCATGGCGGCAATGTTGCCGATGATGCAAGTGGCCTTGCCAGCCTGGAAGTCTGAGATGGCCTTGTCGCGCTGCGCCCTAGGCGTATCACCGACCACGATCACAGGCTTGTGGGTCTTGAGTTCTGACTGCAAAGCCTGCACCACATCTTTGTGGTGGGCGAAAACAACAACAGGCTCACCGGCTTGCAGCAGGTCATCAATGAAGTCGGCTGCATATTGCACCTTGCGCATCCCTGCTTCTTTCATGACCTCTGCCAAGCCTTCAAACGCCATCAGCGCGTTGGGGTTGGCCACCAAGGCATCGGCATCAAACTGCTGCTCACGCTTGTCATTGGGCAGGTCAAACGTGATGAGTGACACCTGCGGGTCTTTGTAGTCCTTAAACACATCTTCCTTCTTGCGCCGCAGCACATGGGGCTTCATCAGCGCCTTGAGTTCAGGGATGTTGCTTGCGCCACTGGTGTCCAGCCCCCATGGGGCGGTCCACATCTTGGCGTAGCGTGCAGCAAAGTCAAACCAGCCGCCACGGTAAATGTTCAGGCCATGCAAGATGGGCCACAGTTCAATGGGCCTATTGGGTATTGGTGTGCCAGATAACGCATACACCTGCGGGATCTGCTTCATCAGCAGCATGGCCGACTTGGTGCGTGCGGCTTTTGGGTTCTTGATGCGATGGCATTCATCCAGCACTAGGGTCTGAAAGCCAGCATTGTTGAAGTATTGGAGCAGGTCATAGTTGACGATCACCACCTTGTCGCTGGTGGTCTTCATGGCGTCATTGCGGCCACTGATGACGCGCACAGAGAGATCTGGCGCCAGCTTGTTGAATGCGGCCTCCCAGACCGTTTTTGCAATGGCTGGGCAGACGATCAGGGCGGGGAGGTTTTCAAGGGCTGCTGCTGTAGTGGGCAGTGTCTTGCCAACTCGGGGTTGGTCGGCCAGGATGGCCCTCTTTTGCGCCAGCAGAAACTGCTTGGCTTGCTCTTGGTGCGGGTATAGCTTCATCGTTTTCCTCGGTTTAGCGGTTGAAATGAGCCGCCATTGTGCGCCCGTATTTTTTTTGACGCAAGAAAAAGATTTGTGCTAAAGTGCAATTGCGTCATCAGGTGATGGCGCTGAAAACCTGCAAACGATCAAACCCAAAGGAAACGATCATGACTACACGTGTTACCACTGGCGAGGTCCGCACCTCGTATTTTTCTGCCCTCTCAGCACGCAAGAATGAGATGAATGGCAAGGATGAGTTCTCCACTCAAATCCTGATCCCCAAGACCGACACAGCCACGCTGACAGCGTTGAAGGCTGCGGCCAAAGAGGCATTGACTGCCAAGTTTGGCGACAAGATCCCCAAGAACGTGCGCAACCCTTTGCGTGATGGCGACACCGAAACCAAGACCGATGGCTCGCCATTGGGCAAGGAATACGCTGGCCATTTCTTTTGCAACGTCAAGAGCACCAGCAAGCCGGGTGCGATTGACACGCACGGCAACGACCTGATCGGAAACGATGACATCGTGAGTGGCGACTACATCCGGGTCAGCCTGAATGCCTATGCGTACAGCCAGGCTGGCAACAATGGTGTGTCGTTTGGTTTGAACAACATCTTGCTGGTGCGCAAGGGTGAGCCATTGGGTGGTGCAAAGCCGACAGCGGCCTCTGACTTCGGCATCACACGGGGTGCAGCAGCGCCAGCAGCGGCCACTGCTGATGTGGGTGATGACTGGTAATTAGCCCTTGGCAGCAATCAGTTTGAGCAATGCTTGTTCAAGCTGATTGACTGACCCCCACAGAGGATCGACAGCCCCACTCAGCCACCTGCTGACCTGGGGCTGTTGTATTTGTGCCTCCAAGCACACGGCCTTCATGCTGATGCCGTGCTGCTTGGCCAATGTGCGAATGTCGTGTACAGATGTCATGCCAGCATTTTACTTGCATTGTTTGTTAATAGTTGACTGTTCTGTAGGGTTGTTGCATTGTCTTTTAATTCAGTGCATAATACGTTTCACCAGCACAGCATTTGTTCTGGGTAACGACTAAACCGGAGAAAACGACATGAGCACTATTTCAAGCCTGCAATCTTTTCATGGCAAGCGTGTGGCCCACATTGACGATGAGCGAGACATTGGAAACGCAATCATCGTCACATTGCGCCCTCACTATTTCTTTGTTGATGAGCCTGGATGTGGCGTTCGTGGCTTCGACACACTCAAAGAATTAAAAGAAGGCATCAAAGCCAAGAACATGGTGTTTAAGTACACCCCACCAGCCAAGTAATCCCACGGGGCTTCGGCCCCTTTCTACAGAAAGAAAAGCCATGAAACACCACAAATACAACCAGTACTACCAAGTCCGCGCCGCCAAGCTGCACGCCCGTGCCGAGGCCGCATTAGACCTGATCACTGCGCTTGTCATCGGCATCGGCTTGGCCGCTTGCCTGTTCTACGGGTTGTCAGCATGAGCCTCAAAGACCTGACCACAGCCGACCTGCCTGACCTTGAGGCGCAGTTGCAGCACGCGCTTGACACCGCAAGAAACATGGAGTTGCTGCCCCACACCGTGCGCAATTGCCCGAGTGACCTTCAGTCTCGTGACCAAGCCTGGCGCAAAGTCCAGAATCTTCAATACCAAATCGAGTGCATCAAAAATGGCCGACCAATCTATTAAGACCCCACCCACCATGATTGACAAGATGGCTGGCAAATACGATGGCAAAGAGTTGCTGCCCTACACAGGCCGACCTGGGGCCATGGATGCCTTCAAGTTGCCAAGCCTGATGCACTACGGCCATGTGTACAGAAAAGACGTTGGTGACCTGAAATGACAGGCATGAAGTTTGACCAAGAAAAGCCCGATTACACCTTGCTGCCTTGGGGTAGTGTGGAGGAGATCGTCAAGGTCTTGGACCTTGGGGCCAAGAAATATGCACGCGACAACTGGAAGCTGGTGGCCAATGGCAAGACCCGTTACATGGCCGCAGCGTTCAGGCACATGTCAGCATACGTGCAGGGCCAAGACACTGACCCCGAGACAGGGCTGTCCCACATGGCGCATGTTGGCTGTTGCGTGATGTTCTTGCTGGCGCTGGAGCAGCAGGCCAAGGCTGCCGAGGAGTGTGGCAAATGACTGCCGGACTAAAACCACGGGTGCTGCCCAGCCTGCTGCTGGCCTTGGCTGATGGCAAGCCAAGGTGTGACAGGGAATTGATGGAGATCGTGTTCAGCAATCGCCGTGTGGTCCAGCGCAGGCTGCGTGAGTTGCACGATCAGGGGCTGGTGCATATTGCTGCATGGGCTCCTGCTGGTGACAGTTACCGTTGGCGGCCTCAGTACCAAATGGGCGCTGGCACTGATGCGCCATGCCCACTGCCAACAGGCCGCACCAGCACACAGCGGGTAAAAGAGTTCAGGTCCAAGATGTCAGTCGAGGACAAGGCTTTCAAGGACGCCAGGCGCAGACAGCAACAGCGGGTTGTCAGGCGTGATCCGCTTGTCGCTGCTTTTTTTGGGAAATCAAATGGAACTTGAAATACTAAAACGCCTGCTGGAGCAGGCGCAAAACATTGAAGCAGAAACAGGTCAATGCCCCACCGCAGTGGAGGCATTGACCTGGGCAATTGATGAGATCAATCTGCGTAGAACTCATTCAACCCCATTACTCCGCCAGAAGCAGCAGCAATTGCCGCAGCCAGTTTTGGATCAATAAATCCAGCGTGTGCTTTGCCTTGAATGATCATGTCTCGCGCTGTCTGTGGTGACACGTTCATTCGCTTGGCTGCCTTGTTGATTTGCTGGGCCAGCAGTTCCAGCTTGGGTGCGCCGATTGGCGATGTCACACCAGTGGCGCCAGAGCCTGCGCCCCAGACAATGGCTTGAGCAGGCACAGCCTCAAGATTCATCGGCGCAGCCACCTCACTCTTCCACCATGGGCCAAGTGCTGTCATTTCAGGAACGCTGGCGCTGGCGTTGGGAACAGATGCCACGCCCTTCTTTGTTGTTGCGCCACGCACATCAGGAAGTCCAACCAGGCGCGACCAATGCGCATCACCAACTGGCCACTGCGTTTGGAATCCTGTTTGCGGGACACCAGATGCATGAATGTAGCTTGGCACTTTTGCCGAACCCATGTCCAACTCACCAGACTGCACATATTTGGACATCGGACCGCTGTGCGCCGTGCTGTGGTACGGGTGGCCAATCACGGCCCTCATGTCTTGAGGGAAATCCTTGCCTCTGCGGAATTCGGCCAAGCCTCCAAATTTTTGGAAGTCCTCAAATCGACCGGTATTGGCCAGCCAGTTGGCGGCAGTGCCGCGATTGAACTCGGTTAACACCTCGCTGCCTGGTGATGCCATGCCTGTCAGTGCATTGAATTTGTTGTACTCAGCAATGGCTTTCTGAGGCCCGTAGATTTGCTCAAATCGTTTGAAGAGTGGGTCCATGGTGTACCAAGCACCCATGCCTTTGTAGAGGTCTGGATACTGCTGCGCTTCTTCAATGATGTTTTGCAGTCTTTTGGTGTTTCGGGGATTCATCACTTCGCCGGCATGGGCTGCACCCTTTGCTGCTGCCGCCGCCTTGAATGGTCGCTCAGTGATGTTTCCCTGCCGCTGTCCTTGTTGTGACATTTGCCACAGATCATCCCGAGTGACACCAAACAATTGCTTCATGATGGGGTCTTCTGGCGCGACTCGTTGAGCAGCGCCAGCAACCAATTCCCGTGGATTTTGGTAGATGTCTGGATACGCAATACGCTCTGGGCGCATTACTGTCGCATCTTTTTTGGTGATTTTTGGCTTAGTGGCTTTGGTCATGCCAGCCTGGGCGAGGCCCATTGGCCCAGCCATCACCATGTCTGTCAACTCGGCCAATGCGGCTTTGTCTGTCACATTTGCTGGGTTCTTTGGATCGGCAAACGCTTTGCTTTGCAGGTCTTTAAATTTTCTGTCTTTTTCTTCAATGTTCAAAAGACCAGATCGAATCGAACCACCCAGCATTTGCATTTGCTGCGTGCGCCGTGGGTCTTCCATATACCCCAAGATGTCATCAAACAATCCAGCCATCTTTTACTCCTGTGCGCCGATGATTGAGCCAAACCCAAGTTGCTCGGCCTTGTTACGCAGTGATTTTGCCAGTGGTTCGACCTTCATGATGCTGGCCTTGCTCATCATTTGCGCGGCCAATTGCGGGTCTAGCATGGCCTCCACCAGCAATTGCTGGATCTGCTGATCGGGCAACTTGTACAAGAAGTCAAGAGGCCGGGTCATGGTGCGCAGTGTGGTGTTGTCGGCCAAAGACTCACTAAACACACGACCGATCAGGTTGCCCATGCTCATGTTCTGGAAGGTGTTGGAGCCTGGAGCCTTTACGCCTGGTGCTGTTGCCGCCTGACCACGGTTGATCTCGTTGATGATGTTGTCCAGACGCCTCTGCGCGGCTGGTGACAACTGCGCACCGATCTCCTCAGACTTGGCGGCCAACTGTCTGCGCAGGGCAGATGCGGCCAAAACAGGCTCACCCGTCATCAGGTTGGGCTGGCCTGTCGTGACCTTGCTTTCGATGCCTTGCAGCAGGCGCATCTGGTCGATGGCGCTTGATGACTTGGCAAACTGTTGCATGTAGCGGTTGAAACCAGGTGCACCAGCTTCAATGGTCGAGTCGATGACAGGCAGCAGGTCAGCCAACTGGCCACGCGCAAGCCGCAGGTTGGCCAAGTCGCCGGACAGTTTGCCAGCCATGGCATCGGTGATGTCTTTGCGCACGCTGTACAGCGCCATCGGGTTGATGGTTCCTGTCTCTGGGTCCACACGCCGCGCCAACAGGTCTGTCACATAAGACATGGCTTGGTCAACTGTCTGACGCTGCGTTGCAGGGTTGCTGGTGATGCCTTGGATGGCCGCAGCGATTGGCTCTACAGACACGGGCTGTGCGTTGGCAAAAGCCGACTCACGCATTGGCGCTGTGATGCTGGACCGCTTGGCCTCTGCACCCTCAATGGAGCCGGGGCGTCCAGACAGTCTGCGAAATGAATCCATCAGGGCTTGCTGGTTGGCAGACAGCACTGATGGGAATGCACCCGATTGGTCCAAGGCACGGATCGGTGTTTCAGCAGCAGCCAAGCCGGGGTCAAGCGCACCAGCAGCCGTGGTCACACGCAAGCCGGGGACTGTTGACTGTGCCTGCTGCAAGTTGGCAATGGCACGATCTGGGTCTGTTGCGACACTGCGCAGCACATTTCCCACCATGACTTCGCGGCCTTCGCGGGTAAATGGTTTGACGATGGCGCTTGGCGCAGCCAGCGCACGTTGTGTGGTGGACAGGGTTGGACCACCGGGGGCCATCATGCCTGCACCCAAAGCGCCAGCCAACTGCACGCCGGGGGAAAACTCACCCTCACGCAGCAGGCCACCAGCAACAGTTGCCGCCAATGCGGCTGAAGACTGCGCCCGTGGGTTGGTGGCCAGCATCTGGGTCACGCCCTGACCGACTGTCGATGTCACCGCTGGCGCTGCCATTCGCGCCAAGTTGGCCAAGCCGCCAACACCGTAGCCAGCTTGCGACACATCTTGCACAATGCGCTCTTGCGCCGTGCGAGGCTGTGGAAAGCCAACACGGTTGAGGGTCTGACCCACTGCTTGGGTCATGGTTGGCGCTTGCGATCCTGTCGCCAAGTTGTACAGGTTCACCAATGGGTCTACAGCCATCGGCAGCAGGCCTCCAGCAGTCAGCGCAGCCTGAGCCATAGGACGCACGGCCAAGCCTGCCTGTCGTGCCATGGTGTCGGGTGGCATTGCTGGTGCAGCCGCAGGCGCTTGCAGTGACTGAATGGCGCGGATGATCTCGTAATCCGACATGGTGGCAGGGAATGCCACTTGGCCGATGTTGGGAATCTCAACGATTTTGTCGGCCATTTTTACTCCTGAACGTAGCGGTATACACGGGTCATTGGGTCAAAGACCAAACGCGCTGGCCGAGCCGCAGCAGGGGCTGGTGCAGGCGCTGGCGGCACATAGGGCTCATACGCTCGGCCTGCTGATTTCTGCATCCCCAATGTCGCCACACGCCGCGCTTCGGCCTTCTGTGCAATTTTTTCTGGGGTGTCGTTGACCTGTGGAAAGTATGTAGCAAATTCTTGCTTCATCTCATCCACCCCAATGGCAGCGCCGGACTCTTTGCGCAGCTTGGCACGAATCCAATCTTGCGCCGCTTGGTCATATTGCTGCGTTGCCGCTGGCTGCACGCCACGGGCCAAAGCCCCGCCAATAAATGGCACAGCCTCGGCAATGCGCGTGCCAGCACCTGGCTGAGATCCAGCAGGCAGGCGGTTGATGATGCTTTCGGCCAACTCCATGCGCTGGGCATAACCAGCAGCGTTGGATTGGCCCTCGGTTGGAGTGCCACCAGAGCCGCGCAAAGGTTGACCACTTGGGCCAGTTACTGGCATGGCCGCACCGCCTGGCGTCTTGGGTACATACATCATGCCTTCAGGCGTATCCACTCGGTCAAAAGCGCCACGGGCAAATTCTTGCTGGCGCAGGCCAAGGCCAGCTTGGGCCACACCCAAGTTGCCGCGATTGATTGCCAAGTTGCCTTGAGACACGCCAAGCTGGCCCTGCGACACAGCCAAGTTGCCTTGAGCAATGATGTTGGAGGCAGTCTCACCTGGGGTCATGGTCTGCTGGAATGTTTCACCACCACGCAGTGCCGACTTGTCCACAGCCACTGTCTGACCGCCCAAGTTCTGCAACACGACCTCACGCTTAGGCCCAAAGCCCTGCAAGGTTTGCAGCTTGCCGGACTTCATCTGTTGCACCAGCAGCGGCTGGCCATTTGCACCAGTGACTTCAAATGGTTGGCCTGTCACCTCTTCCCGAGGATTCAGTTTTTCTGCCATCGACTGATACTTTTCAGCATCGGCCACACGGCCAGCAGCAGCCAACACATCGGCTGCGTTTTGGTATTGCATGGCCTTGATCTGGTTGGGCGTCATCTCTGGCATGACGTTGGCCATGTCAGCACGCGCCACTGTCGGGCCGACTTGGCCACCCGGTTCGGCCAAAGCCTGCTGGGTTGGCGACAGCACCGATGGTGCTGTGGTCAATGCGCCAGCAACACGCTGCTGCAATGCACGGGCCTGCTCGGCCTCCTTCATCTTCTCACTCAGCATCAACTCTTGCAGCGATCCAGCACGGGCTTGTTGGTAGCCCTGCTGGCCTGCTTGCAGCGCAGACCCAAGGGCTTGGCCCAAACTAATGCGCTGTGGACTGCGGCCACTGGCTGCAAGCAGCGCAGCCGCTGCTGACAGGTTCGCATTGCGGCCCAGCAGTCGGCGCTGATCTGCACTCAAAAGAGCATCAAGCCCTGATGGCGTGCCGCCTGGCGAAAACATGTTCATGAAATCAAATTGAGCCATAGTGCCCCCTTAACCCAACAAGCCAAGAATGCCGCCACCGATAGCGCCAATAGGACCGCCAAGCTGGAATCCAGCCAATGCCCCACCCAATGCGCCAGCGCCCACGTTTTGGCTGTATGGAGTCGTGGCCACTTGCCCCAAGTTGGCAGGCTGCGCACCCAATGAGGACTGCACAATGCCAAGGCGCTGCAAACCGATGTTTCGGATGGCATCCATCTGCTGCTGGTCCAAGGCCTGACGCGCACCACCAGCACCCATGACAGCCTGAGCGCCGCCAAGGCGCAAAGCCTGCTGCTGTGCGGCCAAGCTGCCAAGTTGACCTGCGCCGCGCAGTCGCAACTCAGCACCAGACAGGCCAGCGGCTTGGTTGGCCGCTTGCGCCGCTTGTTGGCGTGCCAAGTCAGCAGACTGCAACTGCACGGCTTGGTTAAACGCCGACTCGTTCAGTGTCGTGCCAAGGTTGGCCGCTTGCTTGGCAAACCCTTGGTTTGTGAGAGCCTCGGCCACACCTTGGCGTGAGCCGCCAAAGGCACGGGCCTGTGTGGCACGCTCACCAGTTTGCTGAATGGCCGCACGCCGCGCAGATTCCAGATCACCCAATGCGTTTTCACGCACCATCTGGCTGTAGGGGTTCATGTAGCTGCCAATGGAGCCTGGCCCGGTCATGCCCAAATTGGACTGAACAGCCGTTTGCATACCCGGCTGGTACACACCGCCATAC